TAGATGGCTTGACTATGCGTAGCTGCACACTTAGTGATAGCGAAGAAGCTTGGCAAGATGATGCCTACGTACAGCAATTAGTGTTCAGTGTTAAAATATAAAAATTAAAAATTAAAAAAATGAGTACAACAAAATCAGGTTATTGTAACGGTAGTGATATGCTACTGTACCTAGCGGGGAAAGCTTGCGGGCACTGTACCACACATACTACTACTCTTAGTTCTGAAACGAAAGACCGCGCCGTAAAACCGGTAGCTAATAAGGGTATTTCCGCTGGACTATGGAAGGGCAAGGGCGTTACAGGCCTTAGTATTTCTATTTCCGCAGAAGGTCTTAACTTCTACGACGAAACCGAAGCCGGGTATAAGGAATTATTCGTAGCCTGGAAAGCCGGAAAGAGCATAGAGGTAAAATGTATGGAAAGAGAAAATAGCGATAAGCCTTATCTTGTAGGCAACTTCGTTATCGCATCTCTGGAGCGTGTTGATCCTGCTCAGGATGATAGCACTTATAGTATTTCACTTGACAATGACGGAGAGCCTGATACATTGGATGAAACGGCTATCACGGAAAATACAGTAGTAGCACCATAAGACTATGATGAAAATAGAAATAACTATTGACGGAAAAGCATACCCTTGTAGGCCAACTATGGGGGCTATGCTTCGTTTTAAAAATGAAACCGGCAAAGAAGTCACAGACATCGATGGTGGATTTAGCGATTTGTGTATTTACTTGTGGTGTTGTATAGTATCTGCGTGTAAACATGACGGTGTCGATTTTAATCTATCTATAATAGATTTCGCGGATAGTATTTCACCGGAAGATATGACAGTATGGAGTCAGGCTATACAAGAATCAGCACAGAAATCAGAAACTGAAGATAAAAATAAGGGACAAAAAAAAAGCCCTTTGAAATAATTGAATTATTAGGCATCGCGTTGGGTCGTGTCCATATCTCATACGAAGATTTTTGCAAATGTACGCCCGAAGAGTTTGAAGCAGTTTGCAAGGCTTGGCAAGAAACTCGCGATGCCGAATATAAAGAAAATTGGGAACGTATACGTTTATTAGCAACGATTACTATACAGCCGCATGTTAAACAAAAAATTACAGCGCAAAAACTATTACCTTTTGCCTGGGATAAAAAGACATTCGGTATCGCAGAATCTAAGCAAATGACATCGAAAGAGAAACGTGAACGGATGGATAAGATACTTAATAAGTTAGGTAAGACAATATAAAAATTATTACAATGGCCGGTAAAAGCACCATATCAATAACGTTTAAGCTCGACGGAGACGGAAAGGGATTTAAGCAGTTAGCCAACGACGCTGACGGCTTAAAGAAGGTCTTGAGTTCTACCTTGATGGAGGCACAGAAATTCAATACAAACGCAATTAATTTTGCTGCCTTAGCTACTGGTATTGATCAGATGCAAAGTAGTTTAGTGCAATTGCAGGCTACTATGAAAGACTTAACAGCCGGTTATACCGCGGCAAAGCAGGCTGATACGCAATTGATAACGGTAATGCACCAGCGTATGAATGCAAATGATGCTGATATACAAAGTATCAGAGATCTTATTAGTGCGCAGAAGGACCTAGGTGTTATAGGTGGAACAGTTCAGAAAAGAGGAGCTCAGCAGTTAGCGACCTTTTTAAATCAAAGAAAGAGTTTAGAAACCTTGATACCAGCTATGAATAATCTTATAGCGCAGCAAAGAGGTTTAGAAGCTTCACAAGAGGATGCCTATGCAGCCGGTAATATGCTGGGTAAAGCCATGCAGGGTCAGACAACAGCATTACGTCGTGTAGGTATTACTTTTACCGACGCTCAGGATCATGTAATGAAGTATGGCGATGAAAGTCAGCGTGCGGCTATGTTGGCTCAGATTATTACGGATAATGTCGGTAATATGAATGCCGAATTAGGTAAGACCGACATAGGAAAGCAGAAACAATTAGAAAATCAAATATCAGGTATAAAAAATAAGTTAGGAAGCCTGGTGCAGGGTGGCTTGCCATTTGTTACGATGGCAGCTCAGTCCGCAATCGCTTTAGGAGCCGTTATTAAATTATCAGCGGGTATTAAGGCCCTTATTTTTTCAACTACTGCTTGGGACCTTAAAAATAAAGCCGCTAGTGTAAGTATGATATTATTAGGTTTGCGTACATCTCAAACTGCTGTAGTTACTCGTATTTTTTCGGCTGCTATGACATCTGGGGCTTTTACAGCTACGGCTTTTAAAATTGCGCTCAGAGGATTAATGATATCTACAGGAGTAGGTGCGGCCATAGCTGGAGTTACAATGCTGATTGAATATTTTGTTAACTCTAGTAATAAGGCCGCAGATGCGTCTGGGGTATTTATGAGTGAAGAAGAAAAGGCGAAGAAAAAAATAGAAGATACTGAAGCCGCTCGTAATGCAGAAACAGAAGCTTTGCAACAATCGAGAGCAGCTTTAGAGATAGATATAGCAAGACTTAAAGATTTCAGGGGGTCTAAACAAAAAGAAAAAACTATTATCGAAGAAATGAATAATACCTACGGTAAAACGATGGGGTATTTTTCTAGTGTAGCATCTTGGTATAATGCTTTAATAAAAAATAGTGAGGCATACTGCCGACAAATGGTTTTAGAGGCTAAAACTAGAATTTTAGCTAATCAGATTGCGCAGAAGGAACAAGAGACACATAATCTTATCTATAATAACGAGGGTAATAAAAATAAATACAGTACAAAAAAAGAAACGAAAGATATAGTAACAGGACAGGTAAATGCCGGAGACGGTAAAATACTGCCTATTTACACGACGGTAGAAGTAAAAGGAAGCAGTGACTTAGATAAAGTAAATGCTAAAATAAAATCTAATAACGCTGGGGTTAAGAATCTCAAAAATCAATTATCGAGTGCCGTTACAGAATCTAATAATATTAAATTTAAAGTTAGGGGTTCGGATAAAATACCGGATCTAAATGCAAAAAAGAAAACTAGGGTTGCTGTTGCGGATCCAAAAACGTATGAGCAATTATCAACGAATATTGATATATATAAGAAAAAGCTTACCGGAGAAAATACGGAAGAACAAAAAATAATCCGTGAGAAAATTGCCAAATGGACAAAACAAAAGGAAGCTATTGAACTAGCTCAAAAGGCGGCTGAAAGGCCATTATCTTTAAATAATCTGCAAGATGTTGATAATGAAATTAAGTATCAGCAGACTTTGCGTGAAACAGCTAGTAAAAAATCTATATCCGGAATAGATAGTGAGATTAAGCGTTTAGAATTATTAAGAGCTTCTATGGAACGTCCGACAGAATTAAAAACCTTGCAAGACGTTGATAATGAAATTAAGTACCAACAATCGCTACGTGAGTCAGCCAATACAGAGTCTATATACGCCATTGATACGGAGATTAAGCGGTTAGAAGATTTGCGTAAGCAAATGGAAAGAAGCGGTCACACGACGATACCGATAGAATCTATTAAGACTTATGAACAATTAAATCAAGAATTATCATACTACAACGAGGCCCTTACTACAGCAACGGCCGCAGAAAGAACAAAAATACAACTCCAGATCAATGCACTTGACGATCTTAAAAAGAAATGGGATGATATACAAAGTGATTTAAAGAAGCCAGGAGATATATCTACACTTAATAGCATTTTTGATTTAGATGAGGCTATTAACTATTATGGCGATTTGCAAAAAAGACAGAGCGCTGATGAAATTCAGAATACCCAAAAAACTATAGATGCTTTAGAGGCTAAAAGAAAAGCTTTGCAGAGGGGTATAGATATACCAGCTATGCAAAAAGAAGTAGCTCAGATTAGCGGCCTTAGCAGTAAAGAATTTAAGCTAAAAGTACGAGGTATTGGTATTGATGAATTAAAAGAGAAAATTAAAGACTTACAAACGCAATTAAATGATGTAAACAATCCTCCTACTGAGAATCAACGCAAAGATATTGAGAATCTTATAGGAACGTATGAAAGTTGGCGTAGTACGGTGGCTCATAGTTTTGCAACATATAAAGAAGGTTGGGAAGGTATAAAAGGTTTTGGAGACGGAATAAATAATATAACTAGTGCATTAAACAGCAATGGAAATGCTTGGCAGAAGATTACGGGGATTATAGATGGTTTTATACAATTGTATGAAAGCATTAGTACCATAGTAGGTATTATTAATTTGCTAACTACTGCTACAACGGCACACGCGGCGGCCAAAACAGCGGAAGCTGTAGCTACTGGTGCGACGGCAACTGCTACTGGCATAGATGCGGCTGCCCAGGCGGCTGCCGCTGTAGCAATTTTACCGGTTATTGTTGCGAATAAATTAGCTACTGCGTCTTTTATGGAATTGGCAAGCGCCGAATATTTTGCGGCTCACGCGTCATTACCTTTCGTCGGATTTGGAATAGCAGCGGGATTTGTTGCCGCGGCAACAACTATAACACAGGGAATAGGCGTTATGCCTTTTGCTAATGGCGGTGTTATATCAGGGCCAACGCTAGGTCTTATGGGTGAATATCCCGGGGCAAGTAATAATCCGGAAGTCGTGGCACCGTTAGACAAACTGCGTGGGATGCTTAAATCAAACAATGTGGCAGTAGGTGGAGAATTCAGAGTTAAAGGCCGTGATTTAGTAGCTACTATTGCGA